GGTTTTGCGTCCGCCCGCTTCGCGCAAGGCGTTGCACAAAGCCATTCAAAAAGTCAAAGAAGGTGGTGCAGCTCGCGTTTGAGCTGGCGTTTTATGTGGACCCCGACTCTGACCCCTGGAGTGATGCGCCGATCATCCACCGCCTGGTGAGCGCCAAGGATGCCAAGCCAATCGCCGTAACGGCCCCCAGCAGCGTTTTTGCCATGGGGTTGATGCAGTTGGCAGCGGTGAAGATGCAACCGACTGGAAAGGCCCCTATCACGCGGGTGGTGCGCAAGGATGGTGTTGTTTCTTGCCTCCGCATACTTGAGAGCGAGACGGATGAGTGGAAGGTGCGCGAAGCAGCCCGCCGCGCAAAGCAGGTGGTGCCCCGCCCGCCGCAGTCCGCCAAGACGTTCTCGAAGAAGTTTCAAGACCTGATTGGCAAGGCGAGTTAGACCCCCGACATTTACGCCAGCTTGGGGCGTAGCCACACGGGTAAATGTGGCTGATATTCCGACGCATTCGAGGCGACCAAGTTTCGAGAAGGGCTGCATCCTGCGCGGGCATCGCGTTCGTCCTTAAGGGTGTTTAGTTTTGGTGCAGTCCGTAGCATCACCCCATCGCAACCAACAGGCAAGACATGGGCCTTACCCCCAAGCAAGAGGCATTCGCAACTGGCATCGCGTCCGGCCTATCTCAGGCTGACGCATACCGGGCGGCATACCCGCGCTCTGCGAAATGGAAAGACGAGGCGGTGTGGCAGCAGTCATCACGGCTTGCGGCCCATAGTGAGGTTTACTCAAGGGTAAAAGAGCTTGGAGCCAAGGCCGCAGCCGCCAATGAAGTAACGGTGGAGCGAATCGTCCGAGAGTTGGCCCTAATCGCATTCGGGAATAAGCGCTCTGTGATGGCATGGGGACCTGGAGGCGTTGTCCTGAAGGACTCCGAAACCCTGACTGACGACGAAGCAGCCCAGGTGCTGGAGGTCAAGGAAACAACCAGCGCAACGGGCGGCAGTCTGTCGCTCAAGACCCATGACAAGGTGAAGGCGCTGGAGTTGCTTGGCAAGCATGTTGGCATGTTCACCGACAAGGTGGAGTTGACTGGCAAAGACGGTGGCCCCATGCAGACCTTCGAGACTGTGCAGTTTTACCTGCCAGAAAATGGCCGTTGAAGTTGCCACGCGCATAACTCCCCAGCCGGGACCACAAGAGCGCTTTCTATCCAGTCCGGCAGACATTGCAATCTATGGCGGGGCCGCTGGCGGCGGTAAGTCGTGGGCGCTGCTGCTGGAGCCATTGCGCCATGTAACGCGCAATCCTGAATTTGCCGCAGTCTTTTTCCGGCGCAGTACCGTACAGGTCCGTAACCCAGGAGGGCTTTGGGACGAGAGCGCCAAGCTGTACCCGATAGCCGGCGCAAACCCCACGCAGCACGTTTTAGAGTGGAAGTGGCCGGGTGGCGGAAAGGTCAAGTTTGCCCACCTTGAACATGAATCCACGGTGTACGACTGGCAAGGGTCCCAAATCCCGCTGATTTGCTTTGATGAGCTGACCCACTTCACCAAGGCGCAGTTTTTTTATATGCTGAGCCGGAACCGATCCATGTCAGGGGTAAAGCCTTACATTCGTGCCAGCACCAACCCAGACGCTGATTCATGGGTGGCGGACTTTATTGGCTGGTGGATCAACCAATACACCGGCCTGCCGTACCCAGAGCGCTCTGGTGTGGTTCGGTGGTTCGTGCGCATCAACGATGCCACGATTTGGGGCGACAGCGTGGAAGAGTTGCGCGCGGCCCATGGTGAAGACGTGCAACCCAAGTCGGTGACATTCATCGCCGCCAAGCTATCGGACAACCAGGCGCTAATGAAGGCAGACCCCGGCTACAGTGCCAACCTTGCGGCCCAGAATGCGGTGGAGCGCGCACGGCTTGCGGATGGAAACTGGAAGATCAGGCCAGCGTCTGGGATGTATTTCAAGCGGCATTGGTGCAGCATCGTTGACGCCGCCCCACTGGATTTGGAGATTGTGCGCGGATGGGACTTGGCCGCCACCGAGAAGACCGACACCAACGATCCAGACTGGACGGCGGGTGTGAAGTTGGGGCGCAGCCGGTCAACGGGTCGATTCATCCTGCTTCACCTCACACGCATGCAGGTAGGCCCACACAAGGTCGAGCAGGCCATAAAGAACACCGCCGCAGCAGATGGGCGGGGCGTAGTCATCCGGCTCCCGCAAGACCCGGCCCAAGCTGGCAAGGCCCAGGCGCAGGACTACGTTAATAAGCTGGCCGGGTACACCGTGCGGACACAGCGGCCAACCGGCGACAAGATCACGCGGTTTTCTCCGTTTAGCTCCCAATGCGAGGCCGGGAACGTGGATGTATTGCGTGGGGCATGGAACGATGTACTGTTCGATTGCCTGGAGTCGTTCCCCGAGGCCGCCCACGACGACGAGGTTGATGCTTGCAGCGAGGCATTCGGGCACTACGTCACCTCCAGTGCTGGCATTTTCACCTGACATAGCTACAATTCGGACTGGTGAATGTGCAGGCTGATGCACAGGTTTTCTAGAAGCCTTCCCGCTGTGCGAGCCTCAGTCGGGGTAATGCCGGGATCAGCTCCGGCCACCTTTACGCATGGAGATTGCTGTTGGCGCATTGGTACGAAGCATGCGCAATAGAGGATAGGATTCGTACTCCAGACCCTCGCCAGTCACCAGCCGTAAGGGTCAAGCGAAGAAAATAGCGGTTTGCGAGTCAAGTAGCGGATCACCTCGCAGTGAGCAAGTAACGCAGGATTGGGGGTTCCTGGTCGCCCTTAGCCAATAAGCGGGCAAGTGCCCGGTGCAAAATTTCAGGAGCGCATGGGATGGGTGACATCACCAAGTTTCTAGGACATGCGCAAATGCTTGTGGACAGGCTTCACCCCAGCAAGCACCGAATCTGGCCCTAGTAGGGCTGGAGCCAATTTAAGGCCATTCTGAGCAATTGAAAAAGAATGGTGCCATCCAGAAATGGATTCAACCTGGAGTTGATGTAAAGAGAGAATTGCATGTGAAGCCGCCCCGTAGCAATACCGGGCGGCTTTTTCATGCCCATCCCTAGCATTGGCGGCCATGAGCACCATTACCGTCAACACGTCAGACCTCGAGATTATTCGCAGCCGCCAAGCCGTCCTTGGCTCCATTGACGCCAAAAGGCCGGACGCTTGGGCCGTTTATGGCTGGGTGCAAGACCTCACGTTCGCCCACATGCTCACGGCTTACGAGCGCGGCGGCGCTGGCCATGGCGCAGTGCACCGCCTGCTTGATGCCTGCTGGCAGTCAAACCCCCGCATCAAGTCGCCGGCCAGCGACAAGGAAACGCCGTGGGAGGTCAAGACCAAGGCCTTGCTGACCAGCGTCAGGGCATGGGCCAAGCTGCGCGACCTTGACCGCAGGAACATGATTGGCCGCTATGCCGCGCTGATCTACCGCGTGGGCGACGGCAAGGCCCTACGTGAGCCCATGGACCGTGCGCAGCGCCTGGTTGACCTGGTGCCCGTCTACGAGGATCAGATCAAGGTGACGGCGTGGAACACGGACCAGAACAGCGAGGCTTATGGAAGCCCAACCATGTTCCAGTACCGCACGCGCCCAGTGCAAGGCGTGGACATGCAGGGCAGGCCGGAAACGTGGATCGATGTGCACCCCAGCCGCGTGCAAATCCTTGCCGAGGGCAGCGTGGGCGACATGTTCGACGGCGTGCCCCTGCTCAAGGCCGGATTCAATGCTCTGGTGGACTTGGAGAAGATCAGCGGGGGCTCGGCAGAGTCCTACCTGAAGAACAGCGCGCGCGCCCTGACGTTTGAATATGACAAGGATGCATCGCCAACAGTCATCAATGCGGACGGCACACAGGGCAGCGTGCGGGAGGCCCATGAAAGCCAAGTGCGCAAGCTCAACATGAACATTGATGCGGCCATCGTCACCCAGGGCGCAAAGGCTGGCGTGTTGCAGACGACGACCTATGACCCTACCGGCGCATTCCAGCTCGCGGCAAACCTGTTCAGCGCGTCGGTGCAAATTCCCATGACCATTCTGTTCGGCGCGCAGACCGGGCGACTCGCTAGCGACCAGGACAAGATCGACATGCAGGCCCGGTGCAAGTCACGCCAAGCAAACGAACTGACGCCCATGATCGAGGAATTAATCCGGCGCATGCAGGCCGCAGGGATCATTGATGCGGGTGAATGGGAAGTTGAGTGGCCCGATCTGGCCGCGCCGAGCGACAAGGACAAGCTGGAAATCCTCAAGGGCATGACCAGCGCCATGAAGGAAGCATTCGGGGCCGGTGTTCAAGACCTGTTCGACGGCAACGAGCTGCGCGCTGCGCTTGGGTATGAGCAGCGGGATTTTGTGGACATGGCAGACCCGGTGGAGCCAGTAGCCGGTGCCTAATCCGCAAATCCCTGGCACCCTACGCGACCGCACCGGCTCCCAGGCCATCCAGCGCCGCGCAGCCAAGGAAATCAAGCGCAGGTATGCCGGACTGCTGGCGGACGTGCTGGCGGCGTTTAATCGGATTCCACGGTACGCCTTGAATGATGACTTTGGGGCAGTGGTTTATGGAATGACGCCACCCCAATACGAGGCCCTGTCCATCGAACTCGCTGCGGCCCTTGACCGCTGGATAGCAGGCGCGCGCGACCCGGCCCACATCTTTTGGTATGACGGCGTGGTCAGCGATGCAAGCCAGATGGGCGCTGCTCAGAGCGTATCGAACCTAGCTGCACTGTCGCCGGCCTATGCCGCATCGCGCGCGCTGGAGACGGTGGTTTACTCCGCGCCGTACCAGAACCGGCTGGCCATGGCCCAGCTCAAGTCATTCGAGCACTGGACGGGCTTGGCTGCGACCCAGAAGGCCGAACTAACCCAGATCATCGGGCGCGCGGTCTTCGACGGAAAGAACCCCAAGGCCGTGACGACTGAAATCATGGAGCGCATGGACGTTGGGCGGTCGAAGGCGCTTTCATGGGCGCAAACTGACATTGCCGACACCCTGCGACAGGTGCGCATGGCTGAGGCGGACTACACCAGCGAGAATCTGGGGCTGAAAATTGGGATGCTGTGGACGAGTGCGCTAAAGCCGACGACGCGGCCACATCATGCAGCAAGGTCTGGGAAGGTGTTTGATTCGGCCG